TCTAATCCTTGCGATTCTTCAGATACTTCACCTCCGGATTCGAGGTTTTTCATCATGTTATACATAACTTCTGCGCCTTTGTCTATATCTCCTTCACCAGCATTTCTTACAGCGTCAGCTGTAAATACAAATTCATTTTTAGATAATCTTGCAGGCACATCGTCAGCTTTTTCCATTCTACCCATGTCCACAAAACCACCTGTTTCTCTGTAATCTTTTTCTTTACCACCCATATCTAATAATGGCATAGTTTTTTTAGCTACAGGTTCTGCATCTTCTGTATCTCCACCCTCAGCCATTAACCTGTATGGATTACCTGTTCTTTGCATAGCAAGATAAGGATTTCTTCTAATACCTGCTATATCTAAGCCTGGTCCTCTATCTTGTTCTCTTTCTTCTTCATCGTCTCCAGTACCAATTCCTAGTAATGGTAATGATGCTAGTGCTCCTATACCTAATGCTGCTTTTTTACCTGTAGACATTCCACTAAGTAAATTTGTTAATGTATTACCTGTTGCTCTGTTATAAATAGCATTACCAAATTTATCTACTCCAATTTGTCCTTTAGCTAAATTAGGTAAACCTTTTGTTCTAAAAAAATTTGAAAAACTTGTTGCACCTGGTAAATTACCAAAACTAAATCCTGACATACCTGCTCGTTGTAATCCAAATAAATTACCACCACCTAAGTAATATCCACCTGCTGCTAATAATGCAGCTTTACCAACTTTACTTTTTGCAATTTTTTTAACAGCTCTTGTTGCACCTTTAACAGCTTTTTTTATTCCTTTTGCAACACCACCTAAAAATAATTGTTGTCTTACATCTTCATCCATAGCATTCATGATACCACCTTCAGCCATAAGTCTATATGGAATTGCAGGATCGGTATCTATAACAGGATCTGTTGTGTTTGATTGTTGTTGAGCTGCATTTTGTTCTGCCAGTAATTGTTGTAATGTTAAAACATTGTTACCATCACCATCATTATCTTGACTAATAGGATTACCATATGCATCTATTGTGCCAGCCATTCTTTGAGACATATAATCTTCATAGTTTTTAAAAGTTTTTTTGCCAGCAGGCACAACTTTTTCATTATAAAAATCTAAATTATTTAAAGGACCAAATTTATTAGCAAATTTTTTTACTAAATTAAAAGGTGTAGGAATATTACTAAAAAAATTTGCAATTGGATTTTTCTTTTTTCCTATATTTTCTACTTGTCTTCTATTATAATCTCTGATTGCTCTACTTCTATTATAATCTTGTTGAGCTTTTGTATCTGTTACTTGATAATCTCCTGTTCCTCTGTCAGTTGTTCCCACTGTATCTTTATCACCTCTACTTCCACCTCCACCTTCAAAACCACCAGGATTATTTCCACCAGGTCCAAAGTCTCCTTCTAAAGAAGGTAAGCCACCAGGTCCTCTATTTGGTTTACCATCTAATGATCCATATAAATTTAAATCTACAAGTATATCTTCTTCTTTGGGTGTAATGTAAGCTAGTTTTGCTGTAGGTGTATCTGGTGATGATTTAGCTATCTTTGGCACAGTTACCATTTCAGATGGCATGTAGTTCATAACCCCTGCTTGTTCTACAGGTTTACTACCTTTTTTATACATCTGTCTTGCTTGTTGTGCGTTTGTGATTGCCATTATTCTTCGTCCTTGTCAGATGATGCACCTAACGCTGGCATCTTTGCTACTTTAATTTTTACAGATCTAGTTACATCTTCTCTAACTGTGTCTGTTTCTGGATTTGCAATATCGTCTTCTGCTTCTTTGTCAGAATTATATTCGTAATTTGTTTTTGTATTTCTTAAAACTATTTCAGCTTCACATTTAACAACAGGTACTTCTTTACCGTCGACTGTTATATATTCTACTGATCCTTCTTCTTTAAATGCCATATTAGTCCCTATTTATTTGTAGCACAGAAATGACCATATGTAACCTGTTTCCTGTGGCTGCTTGTGCTTTTAAAATTTCGTTCTCCTGTATTATAAGGGGTTGTGATAATAACTCAATAGTTGTATTTGAGCCAACTGCCTTTGTTTTAAACAGGTTAAATACTGATGCTCCAGAGGTTAAGGTAACAGTAATTGTATCAGCATTACCAGAATCTTCAGACACCAAAATAGATTTAATTATACTAGTTGTTGCTGCAGGACTAGTATAAACTGTCGTGTTTGAAGTATCTGTAAAATCTGCTTTTGCGTTTGTATAAATATTAGCCACTTAAAAACCAAGAAATTCTTTCTTGCTCCTGTTTAAGCTCATCTAAAAATGTAGAATTTAATTGATCTTTCATCAATGTCAAAGCTCTGTTAATTTGTTTTTGGTTAGAAACATCATATTGTTGTTTTGGTTCTGGTATTCTTATGTTTATCTTAGTCATTATCTACGTCCATCTGGTTGTATGTCAACTCTAAATGTGCCAAATCTCCATGACTCACTGGCTGCATCATTTTCTATTTTAAAACTACAAAATCTACCACGTGCTCTTGTATCTTTTTTTGTAGTTGTAGATGTTATTGTAAAAGGACTGTATGTGCTAGATGTAGATGATTGTTGTGGATATCTTTTTAATCCAATAGTTACTTTTGCATTTCCTTGTAATGTTTTAAAATCTGGTACAAACCTACGTAATGCAATAAATACTTCACCTGCAATTTTTGGTCCTGATGCTTGTCCTCTTTGATTTCTAGATCTTTGTTCTAAATCAAAATCAAATGATTGTATAAAAGAAGACACAGCAGTAGTTGTACCATTTGGATTTACTTGGTCTGTGCCTACTTCATGTTCAAAATATGTTGTTTGACCTAAACCAGTTTGACCTACAACAGCAGGAAATGTACCTGTACCTGTTGAATCATACTTAGTTGCATATGGGTTTGGATATATAGTTGCATCCATCCAACTTGTTCTAGCTTCTGTTCCTGTGTACCAAACACCACCAGGCACACCAGCAGATTCACCAAAATTAAATACAACATATTTATTATTAAAGTCTGAAGTAGAAGATGGATAATACCAAGTAATTTCTGTAAATAAATTATTTAGTCCTGCATTTACTTGTTGTCCTTTTGTTGTGTCAAAATTATCAAATACAGAATCTTCAACAGTGCAAGATAATGATTTTACTGTACCATCAAACATAAAGAAACCTTTAGGACTTAACCAAAAAGCAGCACCATCTATTTCTACTACTGCATTCTGTCCAATCAATCCACAGTTAGTTCCTACTTGTTCAAATCCAAATGTAAAAGGAGATCCAATAAACTTCATTGTGTATAATGCATTATCAGTCCATATCAAAATAACTTCTTTTGCTTTCAGTGCACCCATAATTTTTGTACCATCTTGTAATCTTTGTGTGCCAGCTGTGTTAGTTGCTGATGGCGAATAAGTGTTTATTGCTTCTTGGTCCGAGAACCGAATAAACATATCATCTTGTGTTGATGGTGTGCCTATAGTTGTTTCTGTGCCTAAATGAATTAAGTGTCTAGTTGTAGGTGATACAAGTGTAACTCTTGTTTTAGTTGGATTGTTTGTAGTTTCAAAATTAGATGTAGTTGTAGATGCACGTGTTGTTAATCTTGCGCCAATACCTGAGTTCCATGTAAATGTTTTACCATTTAAAACTGTTGCAATTAATACTTCACCAAAATTACTTAATGACCAAAGACCTGGTTCTAGTGTAACGTCAGATGCTGCAGCTGCTTCACCCCAATTACCATTACCATATGGGTCCATACCCCAACCATAACCATATGTTTGTTCTCTTGGTCCAACAGGTTCATATGGTATTATACTTAAACTACCACCTGTCGACACTGTTCCACTTGCATTACTCGATTGATTAATTGTAAATGTACCTGTCGTTGGTACAGATATAACTTGAAAATTTTTATCTTCAAAGTCAGCATCATTAAAACCTGTACCACCAGGAAGTGTTACAGAATCTAGTTGTACAATGTCTCCAACTTTTACACCATGAGCTGCTTTAGTAATTGTGCATGTTGGTGATCCATTTGTAGTTGCAATAGTAGCAGATGTTAATGTAGTTTTAACAGGTGTAATGTCATACAACTGACCTTCAAAATACAATAATAAAAATTTATCTGTTCCAAGGGCTACGTATCTATTACCATCGTTATCTACAAAAGCATGTTGTTTTCTAACAACACCTACAATTGTATCCGTAGTAAGTGAAGCCCAACCACCAACTTTTTCTGGTAGTCCATATCTAAATCTAACATTGTCAGAATCAACCCAACGGTTTTCTGCACCTGCCTCAGTGTCTTGTTTATCTATTCCGGGTTTAAAGTTTAACTCAATGAGAGCCACGTGTAAGCTCCTATATTTTATCTTTGTATACCCAACCTCTAGCTGTATTAACATAGACTAAAGTAAATGCTGCGCCGTTTACACTGACTACTAGATTTGATGCTGAGCCTAAGATGTTGGAACCATTTCTGCCTATGGTTAAGTTATTTGAATTAAAGAAATTTTTGCTATCTATAAAGTGTACTTCATCACCTACAGATGGCGTAGCAGGTAAATTTACAGTTACTGTTGATGAACTTGTATCTACCAATACTTGATCGTTAGCTACTGTAGTATATGTACCTGTTGTAGTTATGTATCCTTTTTTTATAAGACCTAAATTAACATTTGTACCATCTGCATAAACTAAAACAGTTGATGCTACAGGCAATGATATACCTGTGCCTGATACAGTTTTAAATGTTAATGTAAATCTATTTGCTGATCTATTAGTTGCGTCTTCAACTACGTATACTCTTTCGACTGAATCTGGAACTGTTACAGTTCTGTTAGCCGCAAGAGTACCCGTTAGTTTTAAGTACAGGTTTTTACCATTTGATACAGCTCCGTTAGAAATCGCTAATGCTTGATCAGACGATGCTACATCTATTGAGATGTAACCAGATGAGGCTTGTTCTAATTGCTGTAAATTGGTGTTAGTTATAGTACCCCATGTACCTGACTTCTCACCAGTAGTCATTAATTCTAATTTTAAATTACTCGAATATGTTGATGCCATAATTCTCCTATGGGTTAAGCGGATCTATTGGGACCCACGTTTGCCCTGCGTTTGGATCTATTGGGTTCCATGATACCACAGAAACAGTGCCTAATGCAAGGTTAAATCTATTACCAGTAATACTTGTTCCAAAGGCTACATCTGTATTTCCAAGAGCAATATTGACTCTATTACCATTGGCCAAAACAACTACATTTTGTATTCCTACCCCTGCAAAAGTTGTTGATGAAAAAGATGTTGCTCCAAAAAACATATTATATCTCCGTCCAAACTTGAGTTGCGTTTGTTGGTACCGCTTCCCATTTTCTGATTAATATATCAGATGTTCCTACATTAAATCTATTACCAGATGGTAAAGCTTTTGCTTTAGCTATAACAGTTACATTACTAGTTGCAATGTTAAATCTCTTACCTGTTACAATTGCTGTCGCATTTGCTTTAGCTGTAACATCTCCAAGTGCTATGTCAAAACCGTTGCCAGTAACTGATAAATTACATTTACCAATTATAGTTACATTACCAGTTGCTAAATCTAAACCTTGACCAGTTATATCTGGTTTAGCACCTGCTTTAACAATTACAGTTCCATTATCTAATTCAAAACCATTACCTGTAACTGGCACATCTTTTGGTATAGAAGCTTGTGCATTACCTATACTTAACTCTAAACTATTACCTGTTAAAACTTCTCTAGCTTTTGCAACAATAGTTACGTCACTTGTACCAATATTAACTCTTTTACCTGTAACTGAAACATTTGCTTTACCGATGATTACGTCATCACCAATAGCTACATTGATCCTTGATCCAAGGACATTGACGTATGCGTTAGGGTTGAAACCTACATCAGAAAAAGCTGCCGCTGAAAAGGAAGTAGCGCCGAAATACATGCGAGATTACCTCGCGTTGTTAGGAATATTATTTGTACCTACTAAGCTTTGACCAAAGGCCATATAGACATATCTTGATTCATCATCATTAACACCATCACTATTTGTATTTGCTCTAAAACCATTAGACAATAAATCTACTCTTGTACCAGTACTTTCAACATTATTTAAATTTGGAAATAAAGTAGAGTTACTAGAGTTACGTCCTAGTCTTTTATCATCATACAATTCCCAGTTTTGTGCTGCATCGCCATCACCAGATATAGCTCCTTTTATAATAACAAAAGAAGGTCTAAACCCTGTGTAAACAAATGTTCCATCTCCTTCTCCATTACCTTCATAAGAACCAAATCTACTGTAACCAGTTTTGTTGGTAAAGCAGTAAGCTATAAAATCTTCATTGTCAGTCACCACTCCAGCATTACTACCTAATGTAAAATGAGTAGCTGTTGGAATTGTATTATTCCAAACATCAGCACCATTATCTCTTACTCCAGTATTGTTTAATTTTAATTGATAATTTCCAGGTGATGAATTATCTGTGCCTACATGATAAATTCTCCAGTTGTCTGCTCTATCCATAGGTTTTAATATAATAAATTGTGGAACAACACCAAGATGATGAGGAATTTGTTGTCCAGCGTTACCATTACCTTTATATGTAATAATAGAAAATCCTGCTGTTGTGTTTACAGAATAAGAATATGCTTTAGCTGTTCCTGTTCCTGTTGTACTTCCAGAACCAGTTGTTCCTGCTTTCCAGTTCCATGATACGAAAGTATTTCCATTACCATTTACATCTGTATTAGTGCCAAGAGTAAAACCATCTGTACCAAAAGCTGTTATACCATCAGCATTTGTTCCCTCTGCTTGAGTTGAATTACTAAAAAGATTTTTTGTATTTCCTCTAACAGAATCAGTTAGCCAATTCCAAGTAGCATTACTTCTACCTTTTAACCAAACTAAATCTGGTTGAAATCCAATACCTGTGAGAGCATTAGAGCTACCTGTACCAGTATAAAGTTTACTATTAAAATAAGTTGTATGTTTATTAATTGTTGTATAAGCCATTATAAATTTAATCCTTTTGTTGATAGCGCAGTATAGCCACTCGGGACATCATACTCAAAAATTCCATTATTACTAGCGTTAGTTCCTGCACTAGATACAGCAGTTGTTCCAAAAAAACCATTTCCAAAGTTTGCTTTAACTTCGCAGCTAGTTGTATAATTTGCTGTACCAAAGAAATAAAAAGTACCATCTGGTGTAAAACTTCTTGCCGCTCCTGTTTTTGAACCACCTGATGCAGGATTTCCAGAATTTTGCCATGTTCCATTTTTACCAAAATAAAAAGCACCATTATCTAAATCCATAGCTAATTGAATAATATCATTATCAGTATAAGTAGCACCCCAACTGCTTGTTACGGAAGCATCCAGAATTAAGTCTCCATTAGGGTTATAAGTAGTTCCTCCTGCTGTTGTTATTTGTCCACTACCGCCGCTCGTTCTAACTGCACCTGGTTCACTCATAAAACCTATATTTGGATAAGCATTACTTTGAACATCTGTAGCTTTAATTTCGCAATAAAATTTTCCAGAATTTGCACCTAGTGTAGAATAACTATTACCATTATTAGCATTACTTGTGCCTTTTGCAGTATTACTTCCTTCTAAATGTTCAACATATCTTTGACTATAATTATTTACACGAGAGAATTCGTTCCATGTCGCAAAAACATTACTTGGACAATCTTCACTTTTTTGAATTGTACCAGAATCAGCACTCCAATTATTACCATTACCACTATCATCATTTAATGAAGCATCGTTTTTAAACATAAACCAACCTTGATTACCATAAGTTACACTTGGAGAAGTATTTATTTTCCATTCTCCAGTCGTTGCATCGGTAGAACCAAAAGTATCTGGTCCATAACTTTGTCCATCACAATAATGAAAATGAGAAACATACCAATTAGCAGATTGTGGGCTTCCACCATAAATTCTATTCATATACTCTCTATTTGTTTGACCACCTTCAAATATTTTTAAATCTGTGTTTTGACTTGGGTAATCTGTTTGGTCAAAACTTGTTTCTTGTACACCATTAACATATAATCTTACTCTATCTGTACTTGTAGATTGTGTAGTATCTATTCTAATAACAAAGTGATACCAGCCAGCTAAATCTTTAAATAGTCTATTTGTTCTTAATTGAATATGAGTACCTGAAGCATCATTATCGACCATTCTCCATTTATGACCAGAAGTGTATTGCCAATAACCTCTATTATTGTCATTTTCAACTGTATTGCTATATACTTGAAAACCACCACTTACATCATTAGCCGTAGCTATTCTAATCCAATAGCTATAAGTCCCTATTCTTAAACTTGATTGTGATCCTTTACTTCTTTTAATTGATGTAGCCATAATTAATTTCTCCTATGGGAATAATGCCCCTCCAGTTGCTCCGTGAGATATAATAATATTAAACTGACGGTCTGCTGTTTGGGCCTGTGCATCTGTTGCTCGTATAGTAAATGTATACGTTGTTGTAGCAGTTGACCCTGTTTCAGTACCAGTGATTGCACCAGTACTTGAATTTAAACTTGCACCACCTGGTAGTGATCCAGATTGTACAGCAAAACTTGTAGCATCTGTTGCTGCAACTGTAAAGTTTATAGTTCCTAAAGCTGCTACTGTTCCTAAATTTCCTGCCGCAGTTGTCCATGCAGGTGCGTCAGATACAGTTAATATTGCACTTGCTGATCTACATGCTAGACCATCGTTATTTTCTAATCTTAAAAAATATGTACCATCAACTGGTAAAGTAAAATTTGCAGTTACTGAAGTAGCACTTGTAAACGTTACAGAATTTGCAGTTACAATTGCACCTGTAGATGCATTGATTGCATCAACAAAAGGTGGTGTTGAACTATCTTTAAATCCTGTTCCAGTAATAACTACGTTTGCAGCGTTATTATCTATAACCGTAGGGTTGATAGAAGATATTACTGGTTTAGTTTCTTCTACAGTTGCAAAAGATAATGTCCCTGATCCGTTGGTCGTTATCGCTTGACCATTTGTACCATCAGCTGCTGGTAATTTTAAAAATGCACCTGTGTTAATTGTAGATGAATTATGATTTATAAAATTACCCATGTTCGCGTGTGATGAACATTGGTAGTATAAAATGTTTGGTGTATCGTTATCAACTGCGATAGTTGTATGTGCACCAGCATTACCTGGTGTACCAGATGTTGTAACACCTGTTGTAAATTGAGTTCCTTTTGATACGTTATTGTAAAATCTTAACGGGTGACCAGAGTTAGATGCATCTGATTGATCAAATTTATAATAATATGGTTTGCCTGTATCATTACCTTTTAGTTCAATAATAGGTGTTTGAATACCATTTATAAAATAACCGTTTGCACTTCCAACATTGTGATATGGAGAAGCTGCAGTTTTAGCTGCAACAGTTACTGTAAATACTTTTGGACTTGATGAAGAAAAATAATCGCCCTCAAATCCTCCACCACCAGAATCTTTACTGATGATCAGGTTACCACTTTGGTCCTGAATTGTATCTACTTTTAATATACTACTCATAATTATCTTGCCGTTGCTGGTATACTCTGTCCTACGTTAGCTACAAGAGGTTCTGATGCAAAAGCGTAATAAGTATAGTTGTTACCATTACTATTTGTACCACTACCAGTATCTTTTATTTTAAAACCATTGTTATATATATCAATATTAGAACCAGTAAATTCAGCATCACCTCCATCTGCTATTAGTGCCGTGGTAGTTAAGTTATTTTCATTTCTTTTATTGTCCCATATGTACCAACTTTTTACAGCATCATACGCCTTAACCATAACCCATGCAGGTTTAAACCCTAAATAAATAAAAGGGTATTTAGAATTTCCAGAATTTGAACTTATACCTTGATAAACACCAAATTTGCTATAGCCTTTAATACTTGTAAAGCAGTAAGCCATATAAGTTTGTCCACTAGCATTATTAGCACCATTAGATGTTACAGAAAAAACTTGATTTGTTGGTGTTGTATTATTCCAATACCCTGTATCGTTTTGAACAGCAGAAGTATTATTAAAATTCATCTTTCCTTGTGCACCTAGAGCTGTATGCCAACAAAACCAATCATCACTTTGACTTGTTTTTTTAACCCAGATTGCATGAGGAACAGCTCCTAAACCATGTCCTAAAGTTCCTGCTGAACCCGTACCTGTCCATTTAACTATTGAAAATCCTGCTGTTGTATTTGCAGCTACGGTAGTTGCTATACTTCCGTCATTATTTGCTGAACCTGATGTGCCTGCAGCTTTCCAATTCCATGCTACATATGTTTGACCACTTTGGTTTGTGTCATCATTTTGACCTTGACCAAATCCATCACTATCAAAAGAAGTTATGTAATTAGAATCTGTTGCTTCTGCTGCACTAACATTTGTAAACAATTGTTTAGTATTACCTCTAACTGCATCTGTTATAACATGATAACTTGTACTGGTTCGTTCCTTTTGCCATATAAAATCAGGTTGAAATCCTACCCCCGTAATATTCTGTGTAGAACCATTACCTGAATAAAGTTTAGTGTTAAAGTGTAAGCCAGGTTTTGAAATTGCTGCGTATGCCATATTATATCCTATCCATAAGTATTTAAATTTTTTGTATTTAATGCGTAATATCCAGATGGTACATCATATTCAAATAAACTTCCATTACCATTTGAACCTGCAGAACTTATAGCTGTAGTGCCAAAAAATCCATTACCCCAGTTCATGTAAATATTTG